GTTGGTCACGCCAGCCACGTTCTTTGATCGCATCCAGATCCGTGGCCTGAGGTTGCAGACGACCGAGGGGGCAGCGGTATTGGGATGTCGGCACCTTCATGTCACACCTCCTGCGTCTCGACAGCCCAGTGCAGCAAGGCCAGGGCGTCGGCTTCGTTGTCGTCGACTGGGGTGTGACCACGCAGGCGGACGGACGCGATCATGTCGTCCTTGCCCGCATTGCCCTTGCCGGTCGCGTGCTTCTTGATCGTGCCGACCGGAACACCCTGGTACGGAATCTGGTGGTGCTCGCACCAGGCGGTGAGCTGGGCCATGAAGCCGCCGTAGGCGTGCGCGGCATCGACGCCGGCGTGGCGGCGCACCTCCTCGAAGAACACCGCATCGATGCCGCCGCCCACCTGCTTGATCTCGGTCAGCCAGCGTTTGAAGCGCAAATAGCGCATGCCGCCACCTTCGAAGCGTTGCGGCCTGAAGCTGCTGGTGCCGCTGGTGATGCCGCCATCGCGCTGGCGCAGCGCCCAGCCGGTGCTGGTGCCGAGGTCGAGCGCCAGCACCGCAGGCTGGTCAGGCGGGTGATCAGGACGATGGGGTGCCGGCAGCGATCGGTCGACCGGTGGCGTGGGAACGGGCAATGGCATGGACTTCCTCCTGGGGCGCGGATGGCGACCTGGAGGAGCACGCCAACAGCCGGGTCAGGGCTGATGCGGCTCCCGCACGTCCGAACGGCATCGATGGCCGGCTTCAGTTGCGTTTGGGTGCCCAGACGGGAGGGCCTGGGCGGATGGAGAACGGGTGGACGGGATGGAGACAGTAGAGAGATAGATATATATATTTCAATCATTCATTCTTTCCATCTGGAGTGTCTCCTTCTACAGCCTCTCTTCCAGACAGGGTCTGTAGGGCCCCCTGTGTAATTCTGAGTACAGGGGATGTGGAATTGAAATAAGGTCATAAGTGAAACAAGTCCTCCGGGGTCCTTCATTCCCTTTCACAGGAGCTTGAGCCACTGCGCTGGCCGGCCCTTGCCCTGCACCAGGGCGGCCTCGATCAACCCGGCGTCGACCAGGGTACGCAGCACGCCATCGCGCTGGCGGTGGTCCATGAACTGGGTGCGGCGCGTGAACTCGCTGCGCGACATGCCGGCCTGGCCGGCCTCGCGCAGGATCTGCAGGGCGCGCTTGTGATGCGACTCGACCTGGTTCTCTGACACGCGGGCGGAGGCTTCGCGGATCGTGAGCTCGGCGCAGTGACGCGACAGCGCAATGCCCCAGTGGGCATCGTGATCCTCAATGCACGGCGCAACCGGGTCGCGCGAGACCGCACGGATCAGCGCCAGCTTGGTGGCGTTCTCTTCGATGCGCGCCAGGATTGAGCTGTAGCCGCTGCCGCGCGAGCTGCGCAGCTGACCGACCAGTTCCTCATCGAGCTGGCGGAACGCGGCCTGCGCGGGAGCCGTCATCGGCACCACGCGCGGCTCCACCAGCACCTCGTCGATGGCACCGACATCGCTCAGGTTGCCCTCCAGCTGTCCGCCACCTGCGTGGATCAGCAGCAGTTGCTCGATCAGCGAAGCAGGCGGATCGATGACGCCGAAGACCGGGTTGCTGTCGGGGAAGTCCTGCTCGCTTTCCAGGATCAGAAACCGCGCCAGCGAACCGTCGGCGACGTTGGCCGCCTGCAGCGCCTGCCAGAAGTGCAGCGGCGTGGTTGTGCCGTAGATGCAAGCGCACGGCTGATGGATGGCCCGGTGGGCGTTGTTGTGCTGCGTGCTCGCGTACTCGATGCCGAAGTACGTGGTGCCCGCCGTCGTGTAGAGCTCGGTCATCAGATCCAGGATCTCGCACACGTAGCGCGGCGATCGCTTCCGGTCCGCCGCCGCTGACAGGAACATGCCGAACTCGTCGAGCTGGAACAGGATCGCCGGCTGGCGCTGGATCGCCGTCAGCAGACCGGACCCGGAGGCGATCTTGTTGCCCCCGAGGTACTGCAGCAGGTTGGCCTTGCGAAACAACTCGTTGATCACCACCCGGCTGTGGTTCTTTCCGGCGCCGCTCTCGGCGATGCCCACCACGTAGAGATTCGAGCGCGTATTGCTCTCGGTACGGTACTTGCGCCCCATGAGCGCCCCGACCGCGCACAGACTCGCGCCGAGCGCCAGTACTGGCTGCGGGCGCTTGGCCGTCACCGCCATCAAAGCCATCATGTCGGCGATAACGCCGCCAACCTGATCCCAGCCGGCCGGCAACGGCTTCGGTGCGGGAAGCGAGTCGCCAGCCGGCTCGGTGGTGATGGGGTCGGGAGACTGCAAGGCTTCCAGCAGCTCCCTGGCCGGGTGATGACCGTTTATCACGACCTCGCCGTTGAGCTGGAGGTCGGGCGCAGGCTGCCAGCCGTTGTCGAGCGCCAGCTTGTAGAGCGTCCCGGCGCCGATACGTTGCGGGGCGAAGCTGCGCCAGCTCCTGGCCGTGGTCTTGGGGTCGTTCTTCTGCGACGTCGCCGACCAGTCCTCGAACAGCGGCCAGCCTTCGTCGCCGAGGGCGCCCTTGATCGCCATCCCGATCCGAACCCAGCTGTCGTAGGCCAGATCGGCATTCACGATGTGCGCGAGCGCGTCCTCGACGGCCTCAAAGGTGCCGCGCTGCTCCGGCAGGTTCGCGCACTCGCCCGTTGACCGGGGCCCGACCCTCAGGCTTTTCGGGCGCTGGTCCAACGGGATCAGCAGATAGGCTTCCTTGGCGAACTCGCGGGCCTGCGCCTCCGTGATCGCAGGCAGTTCGTCCGGGGTCAGATCCGCCAGCGTGCTGACGGGCCAGTCATACGGCTGGCCGGTTTCCGGATGCACGCCATAGGCGATGAATTGCTGCCCGAGGCCCAGCACCTCGATCGGCAGGTACTTGAAGCCCGCAAAGGGCTGCACCGCCCGGTACACCAGCAGCCGCTTGGGCGCCCGGCCGATGCGCACCGCCGGGGTATCACCCAGCATACGCTTGGCCAGCGCCTCGATCTCGTGAGCGATCGCTGCCGAGTGCACGACGTCGATGTCGATACCGATGACGCGGCCTGCCGCGATGCCGATGCCGGCCTCGGGCCAGTCGCCCCAGATGTCGACCTCGTTCTCGGTCGTGTCTCGCTCGCAGTGCCGACTCCACTTCGGGTAGTCGTGCCAGGAGCCGAGCCGGAACATGCCCGGCTTCTTTGTATTGGGCTGGATCGGCAGGATAGGGAAACCCCGATCGACCAGCGTCGCGCCGAGTTGCGCCATGTAGTTTTGGCTTGTCATGGCGCTCCTCAGAACGGCGGATCGTCGGCGTAGGCCTCGCGCAGGAAATCCTGGAAGGACGTGACGATCACGTCGATCAAGGTCGACCACTCCTGCTCGGTCCAGGTGGCAAGGTCGGTCTTGCCGGTGAGTTCGACATAAGCGCCGCCGCTGACGCTCGCGGCGACCAAGGCGGCGGCTTCGTGTTTGTTTGGATCGATCATTCCCTTCAACCTTGCTGCGATGTCCTGACAGCGCCGGGAGCACAGCTTCACGGCCGGCGCGCTGATTCGAATGAGTTCCGGCGCGAACCCGTAGCCACGGGCGTCACGCCGGCAGACGGCGCACATCACGAGAAGCGCGCTCCCACCACCTGCGTGTACTTGCCACTCGGGCGGACCGCGATCTCAGCCGGGCAGCGAAGCTGGGAGACGCAGGCAATGGCGTCGTCCACCTTCTTCGGCAGGGGCAGCCCCGGCGCCCGGTTGGCCCACCACGTGGTCGCCTTCTGGCGCGGATAGCCCGGGTGCTCGATGCAGATCCATTCGCTGTGATGGGTCATGCCGCTCCAGTAGTCCACACGCAGAGACGGCGGCTTGCCGGGCTTGTCGTGGCGGGCATAACTGACGCGGGTGACCGGCACCCACTGCGACTTGCCGGAACTCAGCACGTCGAGCTGGCTGGCGTGCGGGTCGATCTTGAGCTGCGGCGGCGGGAACACGTGCCCGCATTCGGGGCACTCGCGCACCGACGCGTGGACGATGCTGGAGCAGTCCGGACAGGTCTTGGTCGGCGCGACGCCGTCGTCGCCGCGGCCGGGACGCTCGACCTTGATGACGTCGATCGGGCCATGGCGGGCGATGTTGCCGGCGAAGTCCAGGACGAGGCAGTTGTCCTTGCCTTGCGCCAGCCGTGTGCCGCGCCCAGCCATCTGGACGTAAAGCCCGGCCGACTTGGTCGGGCGCAGCATGGCGATCAGGTCCACGGCCGGGGCGTTGAAGCCGGTGGTCAGCACGTTGGCATTGGTCAGGCAGCGGATGCGACCAGCCTTGAAGTCGCGAATCAGGGCTTCGCGCTCGGCCCCGGGCGTGTCGCCGACGATGGTCTCGCAGGACACGCCGCGCGCGCGAAGTGCATCGCGCACGTGGAAGGCGTGCTCGACGCCGGCGCAGAACACCAGCCAGCTGCGCCGGTTCTGGCCATAGGCGACGATCTCGTCCACCGCGCCTTGCGTGATGGCGTCCTGGTCGACCGCCGCCTCCAGGTCGCGGGCGATGAACTCGCCGGCGCGCGTGCCGACGCCGCTGACGTCGATATGCGTGGCCGTGCGCTTGGAGATCAGCGGCGCCAGGTAGCCGGCATCGATCAGCTCGCGCACCGACACCTCGTAGGCGATGTCGGTGAAGATGGCGTCCTCGCCTTCGTGCAGCCGGCCGGAGTCGAGCCGGTACGGCGTTGCCGTCAGGCCGATCACCTTCATCTGCGGGTTCAGGTGCTGCAAGGCGTTCAGAAAGCGCCGGTACATGGTATTGCTGGCGCGCGGGATCAGGTGCGCCTCATCGATCAGCACCAGGTCGCACTGCTGGACCTCGTAGACGCGGCGGTGGATCGACTGGATGCCGGCGAACAGGATGCGTGCATCGATGTCGCGCTGCTTCAGGCCAGCCGAGTAGATGCCGGCCGGCGCCTCGGGCCACAGGCCCTTGAGCTCCTCGAAGTTCTGCTCGATCAGCTCGCGCACATGGGTGACGATCAGGATGCGCTGGTCAGGGTAGGCCTTGAGCACCCCTTCCACGAAGGTCGCCATGACCAGCGACTTGCCGCCGGCGGTCGGGATGACGACCAGCGGATTGCCGGTGTCGTCGTTGAAGTAGTTGTAGATGCCTTGGATGGCGGCGCTTTGGTACGGCCGCAGCGTGAGGGTCATGGTGAAGCTCCTTAAATCGTGGTGGCGTACTTGTTCATACCGGTGTCGCGCCAGCGATTCCCACTGGCGAACTCGTACTCGATCCAGTCATCGCCGGCGTCGACTTGCCGCCCCGGCACCAGCGGCGGGAGAAACAGGTGCTGCGGACAGGCGGTCCGCTGGTCGACTTCGCTCAGGCGCCGGTCGTGCCGCGCGCAATGCCAGCCTCCCTCGACTGGCGTCGAGTGCAGGCAGGTGCGGCAGTTGATTTCCGGGGCGGTGTCACCTGCGTGGCACAGCGGCGCGTGATCGCAGAAGCGGCACTGGAACCACGCGGGGTCCTCGCTGATCCGCGCGGGCGGCGTCGCAGCGAAGATCACCCGCCGCGCCTTCTCCAGCAGCCCTTCCGCGAAGACGGCGTCGACCGCGACCCTCTCGACGTAGAGGTCGTCGGTGTCCTTGCAGACCGCGAGGTACATCGCCCGCGTGATGCCGGTCAGGTGCATGTAGACCTGCATCTGCGCGTAGTGCTGCGGCTTGCTGTCGCGGACGCGCTTGGCCACGAGGTCGTTGAAGCTCTTGGCTGAGTGCGTCTTGAACTCCAGCACGTGCCACGTCTTCGGCGCCTCGAGCAAGTTGATGGCGACGCCGTCGAGCGAGCCGCCGAAATGGCCGCCGTGCGCCTGAACACGAATCTGGCGCCCTGTCTCCGGATCGACCTCCAGAACCGTCGCGCCGACGCGGCGCAGGTTCCTCACCAGGCGCGCCTCCTCCAACTGGCCGGTCTCGAACAACCGCAGCACCCGGCCTTCGTGCTTGGCCCGCCCGGTCCAGCGGAAGTCGAACCACAGCGCCCGTTCGCAGTCCTTGCCGATCAGGGAGGCGCCGAGGTGGCTGCGAAAGCCGTCGCTGGCGTCCGCCTCGTAGGCCGAAAAAATCGCCTCGCGCGTCGGGCTGGTGGTAAGCGGCAGTTCAGCCATGTGCGCCCTCCTGACGGGCCTGGAGTTCCCGCGCACGGCTGAGGGCTTGCGCCCAGCGTTCGTCATCGCAGTCAGCGCGCAAGACCTCGATCAGCGCGTCCTTGAACCGGTCCCGGCGCGCAGGACCGCTGACGCCGCCGAGCCGGCCGAGCTGCGCCGACAGCTTCACCACTTCGAGCTGGCGGGTCCGCAGCGCGGTCTTGGCGCGGTGGAACCAGGTCGGGTCGAGCGACTTTTTCTCGACCTGACGCCGGATGTCGGTGGTGGCGATCTGGATGCGGATCGAAGCGATCTCGTCCTGCAGCACGGCCAGACGATCGCGGCAGCCTTGCGCCGTGTCGGGCAACCGGATCGTCGCCGCCTGTTGAGCGTGCTCGTGCATGCGGGTTCCTCGTTCAGGCCTGACGCTTCCAGGGCAGACCATTGGCCGCCGGCGTGCTGGTGGGCGCTGCGGTCAAGGGGCGGGCTGCGATCGGCGCGGTCGGGGCCGCTGCCGTGGGCGCGGTCGCGGGTACGGCATTTCGCGGCAGGTAGCGGATCGAGTTCGACTCGCCGTACATGCCCTTGGGCGGGCGCACCCGCACGTCGGCGATCAGCGGGATCAGGTGCAACTGCTCGGAGTTGCTGACCTGCATCTTGCCGACGGCCCGGCAGATGGACGACAGCGTGCGCTGCGCGATCTGGAC